ATCTTTATCGGTGAGCTTGTGCCCGTTATAATAAAGCGGAATTCGGCTTTCGAGAATGACTTTTATATCTGGTGCTGCCGCCTCGCAAATCGCGAGATCGACCTCCAAATCGCGAACCTGCTCGTTTACCGCATTCGCCATTAATCCTTCTCCTCCAATTTGGCGAGAACATCATTCAGCTCGCGCATGAACGCTATCCGCTTGTTCTCCGGCACGCTGCTGACGTTCGGAACCTCGAATTTGTCCAGCAGCGCCTTGACCTTCTCGCGGCCGCCCGACTTTCCGCCTGCCTCGCTCGCTTTAGCGCGGATCTCGACGATCGTCGGAACTGGGCCATCGTCGTCTTGGTGAGCGCCCTCGCCGGGCTCTTCTGCCCCCTGCGCAGCCCCACCTGCAGCCTTGTCGTTTGGCGCCGGATCGGAAGCTTCCGCTGCGCCGCCGGAAGTATCAGGCTTCGCCGGTTCCGACGGTTTGTTTGCGCCGCGCTTACCGGTCGACTTCGGAGTTTCAGTAGTCACGGCTGCTGGCGCTACTGCGCCGAATAGCGGGGTTGCAAACTCTCTAAGTTCTTGCAATGCTTCTGCGGCGCTATCGCCGTTAATGTGAATTTGTACGGACACGGATAAATCCTCCTTCAAAAATTAGGAATGATGTGCTACAATGCCGATAAGATGGTTTTTTCTAGGCCCCTGTCTTGTGCATGGGCTCTTTTTGTTTTGTCCTGCGAACAGTCTTAAATGCTTTGTTCTCAGCCGCCAAACGCCGAACCAGCCATCCCTTAAGCACGCCGTCGCTGATAGCTATCGGGTAGCTGTTTCCACTCGGCCTATTCAAAACTGCTTTTGTTAACGGGTCCATATCGCTTCTCACCTCCTTCACAGGGTCTACCGAAGCTAAGAGGCCAGATAAGCTTCCCACGTGCCGGCCTCGACGCGGCGTACGAATTCCGGAAAACCAATTCCGTAGCGCGCCTCGATGTCAAAATGGTCGAAGTATGTGCGGAGCTTACCTTCGCGGCGGTCCAACTCTTCGACGGCTTGATCGATGAGTACTTGATTCACGGTGTCACCTGCCTTCGATAAAGGTTTTTTCCGCCCATTGTCGAATATTGGAAGTTGTCCAGACTGACCAATTTCGAAGAAGGTGGCGATCATTTTGAGCGGTGAAACAGGTAAAGAACCTCATAACCAGCCAGAAGCGTACGATTATTTGACTCCCGGCGAGCAAAAGCATTTAACTGATTGGATCAAGGCCAATTTAGAACCGATTCAAGGATTCAACCTTCGGCATACTTCTTACGGCCTAAAACATATTTTCGAGAAGACCGGCGGTTTCTACATTGGAAACGGTGCTTTTAAAGGTGCTATGCTGAAATGTGGTTATAAAGTAAAGGACAAGTCAGCTTTGAATTGGTCGTTCAATATTTCCGAAAAATCTATCGTCTTTCAACCGAAAAGGGACTGAAGCTGGTGCAGATCTTCATTTAGCGCTGCTTTGACTGTTTCGTCGTTATCAACGCCAATTTTGCTAATATGTAATTCAATCCCTTCGATCACTTCGCGTATGGCCGTCGCTCTCTTAGCGGCGGTTTCTTTTTGCCCTTTCATGGTGTCACCTTCCCCTCCATGATCTCCGGCGTGCATTCCGGATCCGTTAGTGTTCCGTAAATCTCCTCGAGGCCGGCCAAGTTTAACGCCACCGGGATGTGCTGATCGCTGCGAGCGACGAGCAGATCACGCTTGGCCTGCTTGAGCTGCAGGATCGCCTTGCCGATCGCATCAGCGGCTTGCTGGGTACGGTTCATGCGTGGAGCTCCTTTCTACTTATGCTCCTGTTCGCTCTAGTTTCGCGATCCAGTTCAGATATGCTTCCTTTCGAATCCGCCGGCTGTTCCCACTTTTGAAGCTTGGCAGTTCCCCCGATGTGCAGCGCAGATAAACGGTGTTCGGGTGCCAGCCCATGAGTTCGGCAACTTGTTTGACGGTCAAGATGTTCGGTAGCTGGTCCATTACTCCGCTCACCTCCCTTGTTTTGGATTTAGTTTTCAAAGTGCGACGTTCCCGCCTGACAGCAATCAGGCGGTATTCTGCTCACCCTGTCCAAATAGGTATTCGAGTGAGCAGTTAGGGAAGAATATAGCGCGAATTCTCCTAACCTCTCCCCACGTGAACTCCGTTTTTCCAGCGAGTTTATTCCCCAACGTCCGTTCATTTAGTTTCAACTGAGCGGCCATTGCAGACGCGGTAAGACCGTTACGAGCCATCTCTGCCCTGATATTTGGGAACATCTTTGCACCTCCTTTCTACGATGCATCGTAGTTCGTGAATCAAACGATATACTATGCGTCGTAATTTGTCAACGGCTAATCTATTTATTTCTACGACGTGTCGAATATTTCTGCTTTACAATGGCAATAATTTGATATAGAATGTGAATGAAATTACGATGGAGGGTAAAAAAATGTCATTGACGGCTAAGTTATTGGACCTAATGATGGAAAGAGGGATTAATCGTTCTGAGTTAGCAAAAGAATCAGGCGTCCCGTATACTACGATCGTCGCGTTATACGAAAAAGGGGCGGACAACATCAAATTATCCACCTTGCGGAAATTGGCAGATTACTTCGGGGTGACACTAGACGAGCTTGCGGGTGAAGACAACGTAGATACAGATGAGATTCAAACCATTGCCGCGCATCATGACGGGGACAAATGGACTGAGGAAGAGCTGGAGGAGATCGAACGTTTTAAAGAATTCGTCCGCTCGAAACGTAAACAACAGGAGTGAGGCTATGCAGTACGAAAAACTGCTCAGAGAGGCAGAGCAGCAAGAAATATACATCTATGAAAAGCCCATGAAACCCAACATTAAAGGGTTATACAGTGATAGCATAATTTGCATAAACAAAAATATCCCGACGCGTACGGAAAAAGCGTGTACCCTTGCTGAAGAAATCGGGCATTATCATACTAGTGTTGGAGACATAACCGACCAGGGCATAATCGAAAACCGTAAGCAGGAGCTCCATGCACGGCAATGGGCCTATAACAAGCTCATTCCTCTTGAACGTATCATTGATGCCTACAAATCCCGGATAAAAGGCCGACATGAAATCGCCGAATTTCTGGACGTGACGGAGGATTTTTTGCAGGCTGCGATTGACCGCTATCGTGACAAGTACGGCTTGCATGTAATCGTCGATGATCGGTACATCATTTATTTTGAACCACTTGGCGTAGTCGAAATGTTTGATATATAGCTTGCGCTTTCCAGCCGCAAGGCTGTTTACATACACATGTAACCGAACATATATTCCGATAATGGAGGAGAGAGCATGCTTGGTTCATTCCGTCGCCGCGGCTGCAAATGTCCGCCAGAACGAAAACGTTGCACGTGCGGAGCAAAATGGACGTATCGGTTCCACATTACAGACCCGAAGACGGGGAAAAGAAAGCAGAAAGAGACGCCCGGTTTTGACACGAAAGACGAGGCGGAAGCTGAGGCGAAACGAATACTGGCGGAGCTACAGAACGGAACATATATCGAAGAGAAGGACATCACATTTAGCAAATTTTCCGAGGAATGGATGCTACTGTATGAGAAGTCGGGAAAGGTGAAAAGGAGTACCATCGACATTCGCAAGGCCAAGCTAAAACAACTATCTGACCACTTCGGCCAGATCAAGCTAAAGGACATAACGAGACTTGCGTACCAGCAGTTGTTGAACGATCTGTCACAGAAATATGCGAGAAAAACGGTCGCGAGCGTGCACGAGGTCGGTAGCCTAATCTTTAAAAAGGCTGTTGAACTGGAGATTATCGCAAAGGACATAACAGAGTTTGCCGAGGTGCCGAAGCGCATACAGACCGTGGAGGATTTGGAGGGGCAAATAGAACTTCCTCGATACTTGGAAAAAGACGAACTGAAAGAATTTTTAGAGGCGTCAAAGTGCTCGATTCGGCCGATTGATTATCCCATTTTTCTTATTCTCGCCTATACCGGCTTGCGCGTGGGCGAGTTGTGCGCTCTCAAATGGCGGGACATTGATTTTAACGACCAGACGGTCAGCATCACAAAGACGATTTACAACCGCAAGAATAAATCCGGTCAGCACGAGCTACATACACCAAAAACAAAAAGTTCTCGGCGCACGATTGATATTGATGGCGATGTTTTGGCTGAGACGGAACGCCACAAAAAGATTGTAGGCGAGGAATTCCAAGACGGCCAATTCGTTTTTACTGACAAACACAATCAGCCGATCACGACCTATTATGTCTGGCGTCGCATGAAATCCTTGCTCAAGGCAGCAGGAATAAAGTACCATTTAACACCTCATTCGCTTCGCCACACGCACACATCGCTACTGGCAGAGGCCGGGGTATCACTGGAAGTTATCCAACACCGTCTCGGGCATCAAAACGATAGAATCACCCGTAGCATCTATTTACACGTAACCAAGCCAAAGAAAAAGGAAGCCTCCCAAAAGTTCGCAGAACTGATGAGAGGCATATAATTTCTGTCATTCGTGGGCATAATGTGGGCATTTTGAAAATCGCATATCCGAAATACTTGATATATAAGGCGCTAATGACTTTCGTAAGAGAGGTGCTTCCTAGCCCGACACATTGCACTTTTCGACACTTAAAAGCCCTTTCGGCCCTTATGTATCAAGGTATCCCTGCGTTTCAAGTTGCTCTCATTTGCCCGTCTAAAAACAGTTCAAAATAGGGCGAAACTTTCCCCATCGTGGGCAAAATGTGGGCAATGCGATAAGGTAAAATTTTAGTCGATTGTTTCGCCAATATGTATATGGCTAAGTGAAATTCGATACATTCGACATAGCACAACTGCGACTTTGAATGGCGTTTCTCCACTGTCATCTTCATAAACAGAAAGTTCTTCTGATGTGATTTTGGCACACTCTGCCGCGTATTCCAACGATAGATTAAGATTTGTCCTCGCGGCGCGAAATGTCAGTTTGGATGGCTGAATCGATTCAGAAAGCATATGTTTCCACCCCTATTGATTTATTATGGTATAATCACACCGTGTATCATTTCTGCATGAGGTGAAGAATGGCCGATCCCCAGATCGGGAGAAGCCGTATCCCTGAATTGCTCAAGAAGAAAGGAAAAGAGCAAAAGGATTTAGCCATCTACTTAGATGTTTCAGAGCCCTATTTGTCCGAAGTTATAAATGGCAGGAAAAAGTTTTCGGTGTTTAAAATGAAAAAGTGCGCCGATTACTTTGGGGTACATATGGACGAATTGAATGAATGGCTATATCCAGAAGGATACGACGAGCGGAGATAGATCCGCCTCTCGATCGATATCAGTTAGCCCATGGGCTAACTGATGGGATAAAAAATGCAACCTCATCCCGTTTCTGGGTTGCCTGATTGTGTATGTGTATGGGAATTTGCTTTCCTTTTCATGGACAACAAAAATGCTCATCAACGTTTAGATGGGCATCGCGATCACCTCATCTTCGGCAACTGGCTGGCATAGCGGATCGCCTTAGCCCCTGTAGTTTTGCGTCCTTATCTTTCGACAAGTTTGCCATTTTTCGGATTGTAAAATAAATTATACAACGGTCTATTATCTTTGTTTGTCGAATCGTGTCGCATGATAAAAATTGTGACTTGTGACACATAAATTAAACAGCCCTCAACGGTGCTTCCGCATGAGGGCTGATCTGCGCCGGTGCTTCCGGACAAATACAGTTTACCACATACTGGAATATAGCGTCAATCATCGATCTTTAGTCCCACATGCGCCAGTGCTGTCCGGATTCTTTATCTCAATAATTTCATCGATCGGCAGCCACGATACCCCTCGCTTGCTCTTTATCCTCACCCGCTGGATATCCTTTTTGATATCAACCACAATTCCCTCAACCTCATATGATTTCCCGTCTTCGAATGGGTCCTGCATTACTAACGTGTATGAAACACCTAGCGCCAAAGAGCGCATTACATTTCCCCCGTTCTCCCGCTGATCGGGGCACTATCAACCAACACGCATCACCGGCTGCACTGCCAGCACGTTATCTATAAGCAGCGTCCGCGGCGCCTGCCGCTCCAAACAGAACACCCACACCCTGCCATCTCGGATACTTCGCAGCTGCACGGTTCGCTTCGTAAACGCGCCGCGGCGGTCGACATAGATTAGCTCGACTGTACGGCCAAGATAACGTTGCAGTTCGGATTGCATGACTGATCACGCTCCCGCACTATCGACTTTCATGATATCCATAAACGACACTTTCCGCACGTTGCCATGATGCGAAACATGAATCATCCTCGTTCGCGAGTCCATACCCGTTATCCTGCCACGGGCAGGTTCTTCGCCCCATACCGTCAGCACGACCTCGGTTTCTTCGTCCTTCGCTTCGACTAGCTGATTGCCGATCTCTTCGAGTTCGAACTCGTCTCGTGTTGGACGCTTCGCTACCTTTGCCATGATCCTCTTACCTCCATTCATTTGCCATAGTCTTCAAGCAGCTTTGACATCTCAATTAGATACTTGGTAAGGCGCACGCTGATTTCCGATCGTACTACGTCGCGCATCATACCGAAACGTTCTTCATACCCTCTGCAGATGATCTTGTGGTAGACCACCAAATCAACCTGTTCATCGTTCACAACCTTGATATTCCGCTTCGTCAATTCCTTGCGGATCGAGTACATGTCTTTCGTGATCCTGTCCATCAATATCTGCGTTGAAACCATAAAGTGCCGACGAAGGATGTTTGGCGAATTTTTAATCTCGTCTGCTGCCTTTTGGACCATGGTCAACATAAGCGGAAGCAGAACATAATCTCGAACCATGGTGAGTTCTTCTGTTGTTGGGCGGTTAAGCAGTTTAGCCTCATTTCGATGTTCGTATTGCTCCACATGTTCCGTGAGCACCATTTTCGATTCCCACCGACCATTGCCATCCAGTTTGCTGATGCCCAACGCCCTCCACAACAGAACATTTGTTTGCTTTTATTATATACGAACGTATATTCGTTTTTCAAGAGACGTTGTATTGTAATGCACTTAAGGAATATTTAATAAGGGGTGTTTTTGATGCCGTACATGGCAAAGCACAAAGTGACTGGTGAAGAAAGGGTTTTGCAGGAGAGCCAGGTCAATGACATGGAGACGAACGATAAAGGCGAAGTGATCGTGTTCGATACGGAGATGGAGCCCCATTATCTTCTGGATGGGCAAGGGAATGTTGTATTGTACACAAAAGAATCTGCCGAATAATCGGCGGCTTTTTTTGTGTACAAAACTCTCAAACGAAAGCATTGCAATTTAGAGTCTGAATTAAACCCTTCTCAAATATTCCATCTAGGCACTATAATGGATATTGTGAAAATTATTTGAGAATTGAGGGGATTCGATGCACTATCTGTATGCCATAGCATGCTATTTAGGTTTAGGAACTTGCGTTTATGGCTTGATCCGGTTACTTATCGTAGTTGTGAAATCAAAAGAAGATACCAAAAAGTATACTACTGCCTTTGGTGTATTCATTATTCTTGGCATCGCATTTTTCTTTGGGGGGAAATATTTTTGGACCCCCATTTCTTCAACACAGTCGACCGTAGCTTCTGCAGCATCGGATAAGGCCGCATCAAAAAAGATTGTTGCAGCTGGTCAAAAAGCGATTTTAAACAAAGATGGATTCGCAGCTACTACGAAAAGTCTGAATGACGAGTTAGTTCGTTATGCTGTAGCGGGTAACGGAGAGGCTATTCAGCAGATGATCGCACGTCAACAAGTCCTGTCACTCCCCAAAGGGACACATGTAAATGTAGTAGATAGAACCACGGGTACTGCGGAAATTGAAGTTATCGATGGTAACTTTGCTGGAAAAAGAGCATTTGTGATAATTGAAGACCTTAACCCTAGCCAATAATCAAAAGAGAGAAAATTACGAGACGCAAAAAAGCATCCAGCAAGCCTACGCCTGTGGATGCTTTTTTGCGTCTCGTTCAACCTTTTCGTCCAGCGCCCGAATGATGTAATCGTTAAGGCTTACCCCAGCAGCTTCGGCAGCAGCCTCATAGATCGCCTTCCGCCCTTTCGGCACGTAAGGATACAGCCTGTCATAATTGGCTGCGTTGTACTTTTGCTTGGCCCTCGTTGCTGCTGATCCCTTCTTCTCTTCTATCGCCATCTCCTCCCCTCATTGCACTTAGCTTATCACAAAATTTATACTAACGCCAGTACAAACAATTGTTGACTATATACTAACGTTAGTATATAATAGAATCAGGGAGGTGAGGCAATGAAAGATTGGGTACAACTCCTGACGGCAGTTATCCAGCTGGCAACAGCGTGGATACTCCTAAAGGAAAAGAAAAAAGGAACCAAACGCAGCCGCCGCGGCAAACGTTGAAAGGTTCCCTCGGAGAGGTCGGAGTCGACCCGGCCTCTCCACCCAATCTTAACATAGATGCTTCGGACGATACAATTCCAAAACGAATGGAGGACGGCAAGATGCAGATGGCGACATGGATTTTCACCGTGACGGCATTCATGGTATCGGTGGCAGCGTTGGTCGTAGCGATACGTAAAAGATAGTGGTCGGCGGATGGTAAACGCAGGGGAGGTAATGAGGCGATGAATAGACTGTCGCAGAATGATCTTGAGTGGCTGATAGACATGGTTCGGCGCGGGGAAATGACTGCTGAACAGGCGAATGTCGAAAAGGTACGGATGGCACGAGTTCTCGTGGTGAGTAAACTTCCAGCCGATGTGCGTCGTGCTCTCAACGCCGCCGTCAAATCCGGCAAGCTTTGCCACAAGAAGAGGGACGACGGTCGGAAGCCCGAGGTATATTACCACCCGAATTTCGAGCATCTAGCGAACGAGGAGCGAAATCGCATCGAACGAGAAACGCTCGAAGCTCTTGCGAAAGTTTTGGCAAGGCCAGGTATAGATTAAAAATAACACCGCCTGACGATGGCCCGAAGCGGATCGGGCCGAAACCTTCCGGCAGCTTGCCGGGATGGTCGCGGATATCCGCCACGAGCTGGTCGTGCATGGCTGGCCATAACATAGATTGCTCCATGACAACCATATACATCATCGAGAGGAGTTGGTATCATGAGAACACATACGCCATCAGAGAAGGCAAGGGAATATGCGAAGAGCCGCGGCTACCTGGTACGTCGAGTCCCGCATAGCCAGCAGTACCCGAACGGATACATCAAGATCATCACGCCGACCGGTGAGGAGCTGCAGGCGAGCGATTGGACGCGGGCTTACTTGACCATGATTGAGCTGCATTCAAAGGTATTGAAGCGAGGCAGCAAGAAGCGATAAGCAGGGGGAATGGATTTGAAGAAGATAACAAGCGGTGGGCTGCTAATCGCTACCATCGCCATAGCTGCAGCTATCTATTTACAGCAGCACAAGGCGTCACCATCCGTACATACTTCGGACGCTACTGCGACCGTGCAGCTCGTCTTCCCTTACGACAAATACCCGGAAACGGGTGAGCACATCAAAGAGGCCATCGCGGCTGGTGAGTCGTCTTTCTGTACGATCGACCGCAAAGATGTCGACGAGCACCGCAAAGAGTCGCTCAAGGATGTGGCGACCAAGAAGGGGTATGACCGGGACGAATGGCCGATGGCCATGTGCAAGGAAGGTGGGACCGGGGCGAACATCAAATACATTAGTCCGAGCGATAACCGCGGCGCGGGATCGTGGGTGAGCAATCAACTGGAGAAATATCCGGATGGGACGACGGTGGAGTTTGAGGTGAAATAAAAAAAAAGCCCGTACCTAGTCGCGTAAGTACGAGCGTCCTATAATATTGTAATTATTCCGATTCTAACTCAGTAACCGGAATGAACCATGCTTTAAGCCCGAAATTACGAGCCCAAAGAATAGCGCCGGTTTTGGGGTGTTTCCGCCAAGCGCGGAAGATACCATAACATTGGTGCTTCTCAGACCATTTCATGGTTTCCCCACCTCCTTGCAATTTTTATTGCCTGGAGGCAACGCATGTGCTACAATTCATTTATCTTATGAATTACTAATGAAGAGTAGGCGACTTCCACAATTCAAACCGAGTTTGTGGTTTTTTGTTTACTCGGCCGTTGCGCTCGAGACATCCGGAGCAGCTGCGGCTTCTTTTTTTTTGTCTCAGCCATTTACAACTCCTCCTATCTATATAAAGTACAACTGCACACGTTATGCACTGTACGGATTTTTATAATACATTACTTACCTCAGGGATTTGAATTGAATTTCTGCTACCGCCCGTGAAACACCACATTCGGTAACGATTTGATTCAACGCCATGCCCCTTATTATGTAACCGGGAACAAGCAATTCACCAGCGAAAGTATTTGCCTGCCACTCGGGATCTTGGTAGGGCTTGGGCTTTTCTGCTGTACGGGCAAGGCCGATTCGATCTGGTTTATGCATTATATAGTGACCGATCTCATGCGCAATCGTAAATCGGTCCCTAGGAACGCCATCACAAGCACGTTCGTATACATCTTGTCGCAGCGCTATTTTCTTGTCCTTTGGGTACGCTATTCCATATTCGGTCATTTCTTGAATTTCCCTAATCTCAAGCACAAAGTTCTCATCGATCTGAGTTAAGCCATGTTCGAGAAATTCAACAACGGGGAAGTACTTTTTGTTTTTCAACCCGAAGGACTCCCTTATAATATCAGCGAGTCCTCTTATCGCATTTCTTGACATTGGCGCGGCGATGAATGAATTCAAAGTCGCTTCCCCTCCTCCTACTTGTTCTTATTAAAAATATTTTGTAATTTCAGTCTGTCGTCATCCCCGAGATCTTTAAGTTCCCTCGCAAACGCCATAACAAGATCCCTGTCGCTTCTGTCCATTTTGTTAAGTTCGAACTTGATTGTAAGCTGCGACTCCTGAATTGCGTTAAGTAAAGCCGATTTTGCAACGGCGTTTAACGCATAAAAATCCGAAATTTTTTCATGCCAGTCGCTCGGAATATTGCGTTTTCCGATCTCCACAGCAGATAAATAGGAAGATGTAACACGAAGCTTGTCCGCCATCTCTTTCAGCAACTCACCATGGTCAATCCTCAGCTTTCGGCAAAATTTTCCGAATGGCGTCAACAAAGAGGGTCTCCCCTTTCTTGATAGAATATAATTAGCAGAGTGGTACGTATAACTATTACATATATGAATATATCATAATCCTGTTCTATTAATCAACTGTTTTTGTTGATTAATAGAACAAAAAAAATATACCCGCCAGCCGAAGCCAGCGGGGACTTTTCTGTTTGAAGCATAATTAACGAAACTCGAATAAGTTCCGGTTGCACGAATATAGTGATAATGCAACATGCAAAAACCCACTAAACTAGAAAGGAGTTGTCATCATGATACTACATTTACTAATCATTATTATTCCTGTAGCTTCGGGTATTCTGAGCATAATAGTGAACTTAAGAAAGATACTTAGATTAATTAAAAAGTACATTGCGCAAATCCTAAAATGGTTTCAGAATAAGAAAAAGTAGTGGATTTGCGCAGGTGAATTAAATGCTCTGTTCTGCCTGGGAGTCGGCCGTCCTTGCCGGCTCCTTACTAATTTTTATATGGGAAAGTCCGCAATTTCATGACACGTTTTTTTATTCTTTATAGAGCAAATGTAGCCCAGCCAGCCAAAGCCAGCGGGGTAAGGAAAAATTTCCTGAACTATGCCGATTGAGCGGGCGCTGCCGCTTGTTGATCTACCGTCGGCGTCTCGGTTGCAGATACCGACAACGTCCTCGCCGCGTCGATGATCTGCTGAACACCGGCAGGAAGCGGTGCCTGCACGATTTTTTCCACGATCTTCTCGATCGGCTCCGGCTCGCCGGGCTGCGTCGTCGCGGCCTTGTAAGCGAGACGTGCCTTCTCGATCGCGGCGCGCATCTCGTCCGGCGTAAATGTGATGCCTCGTGCCTTGAGTCGCGAGCTCAGATACGCCATTGCAGCCGCCAGCTTACCGGCTCCGTCGTGCTCAACATAGACGGCCTTGGCATAGGCATACGCCTCGCCCGCTACTTGATGGAGGATATCCCGCTGCTTGGCCGTCGTGTGCGCCTGCAGCCAGCGGTGGACGAATCCTAGGATGATGACGATAAACAGCTGCAACAGGACGGTAAAGATGTAGTTCAGGTCGGGCAAATAGTTGAGCATGATTACTTGCCCTCCTTCACCGGCGGAATTGTGGCCGGGTCAAAATAAGCGCCGCCGCTCGTGATCGAGCTATGCGTGATCGTATGACCGGCTGCGCGCACGTCCTCGATAAACTTCTTGTACAATTGCTCGGCATCGATCGCCAAGCCGTTACCGTGTGCCCCAACGCCTTGAATCGTAATGTTCCAGTTTCCCATTTCCTTCAGCTCCTTTGTTTTATTGTGCAATGCCAACAGCGTCCCGCAGGACGTCTGCTGCTGCATGTGATGCCGCTTCGACTTCATTATCTGCACAAGCCATATAAAGCGCGCCCATATCGGCGATGACCTTTTCTGCCGTCGCTTGGTCAAACGTCACTTCCGGCAGCGGGTTGCCTCGCAGCGCTTCCGCTGCATAATGAGCAGCAGCCTGCACCAAGCTATCGACACAGGCCATGTAAAGCGCAGCAAGGTCCGCAATGACCTTCTCGGCAGCCGCTTCTCCAAACGGCTCGGTAATGTTCGTATCCCAGAAGCCCTCATTGCCGTATGATTCGTTCCAGTCCACGCCAATACCGTGAGCGACGTCATCGATCGCACGCTGCCAGACGTTTGCCCGGGGCGATGGCTCGCTGCCGCCCCATGCCAGCGGCTGCCAAGTACCTTTAATAACTGCCTTGTCCAGCAGATACTCCATCAGATCGCGCTTCGCATAGGCGAAAAGTCGATAACCAGGTAACTGCCGCCCAGCTGCAGCAAAATACTCAGCGATCGTCGGATACTCTTCCGGCTGCGCGTCATAGTCGACCGTAAGAGAGATCGAAGTCCGACGCCATCTCGGCTGCCCGACTCCCCTAGCTGCCTGAAAGGCGAGTGCCCCATCTTCGGCGCCGGCGTCAGCTCCGAGACCTGCACGGCCAGCGGTACGCTCGAACACGGATAGAATCTTAATGCCAGAAGCCGTTATGTTCTCAGCCTCCGACCGCGTCAGAGACTTCTCCATCCCCGCTGGGTAATAGCGTCCTGCGAACGTTATCCCGTCCACTGCAAACAGAGCGGTGGTGCCGGCTGTGAGCCGGCTTGAACAATCAATACCCTTCGACATCCTAATCCCTTCCTTTCTTCTTCATCGCTCTCTCGGCCTTCGCTTCGATCTCGGACGACACCATCTTGATAACCTTACTCGGTATCCACCGCTCCCATCCGGCGCGAACGGCGTTGGCCGTCATACTGTTAAGCGTGTGGTACAAGATGCCGAGCGTGATGCTGTAAAAAATGGCTCCCTGCGTATGCATGACCTGATCGAGCAGGTTCGCGAGCGCAGGGAATGCGAGGACGAACAGCGTGTGAAACACTCCTTCGAGACCGTACTCAGACGCATATGAGTTATCCTTCTTCGACGCCCGAATGCCCGCGATCCAATCCATACCGATTGCCAAAAGCAATACGGCAAAAAAGGTGCGCCGGCCACTGCCGTAGCTCGCATCGATGATCGGACCGAGGAACGCGCCGAACGCCGCAGCGGTCGCCGTCGACCAGTTGAGCATGCTCTCAATACTGAGAGTCTTTAATCCATAACGCACATGCCACCTACCTCTCCGCCCTGCGGGCAACAAAATAGCACCGATCGGTTCGGTGCCTATGCTGGGAATAGAGGGTCTACGCGTAGAAAGGTCTCGCAACACGGGAACTTGTCCGTTCGCACTTGCTGAGAAACCTCCACCAACCTGTATGGCTTGCGGTTGATAAGCAAGTCCGAGCCGATCGGCGGGATAGGCGTACAGCCATAAACTGTTGCGATACAAGCCTGCTTGCGAGTGCAAAAGTAGCTCGTCATGATCGTTGTTTCAGGCATAAGATATCTCCTTTCAAATGGAGCCTGATTTGCGCAACCTTGGCGTCCGCGGGATGTCGCCCGGCACCGGAAGGCGAATGCTCCGCCATAGATCATATCCGCGCTTGCGGTATATGGCGGCGGCCAACGTCGAGCAATTGATCGGCTGCCAATCCTTTCCCGGCATGAGCGTCACGCCGAGCGTGTAGCGTAACAGCTCGTAAATGTCGAGCAGATACGAGTAGTGCCGCCCTTCGAAGCCTTCGGCATATCTGGCGATGGCCACGCGGTCATCGTCCGTCAGCTCGTCGCATGTGTAGACGTCCGCGCAGCCGGAATAAAAATCAAGCGCCTGATATCCGACTGGCCGGAAACCCTGCGCTTCGATTAGTTCGTTCTCTTTGACAACGATCGCGACGTGGCTGTATGGGCTGTGCGTGACACCTTCGATGATGCCAGATATGGCGCCGCTGCCGCGCACAAGTATGAGGTCGGCGGGCTTGATAATCGGGAGAGGCTTGCAGACCAGATTTGCGCATGACCACGTCCCTATCAACCCATTACCCTTATCGGTGTTCGTAAAAACTAGAGCCTTACCGCACTTCTGGCATACTAGACCATTCTCAATCCATTGCATACGCATCAGTTCCAATCCGCACCGGTCACATCGATCGCGTTCACCGTTGCCGTATCGGTCGCGGTTTGTACTTGCGCGACGAGGTTTTTGGCCGTGTACTTTTTGCGCTGTACAGCGGCGCGCCCATCGAGATATACCTGATGGATTTGCGCTTTTGTGTGCTCTATGTCGCCTGCTTCAACCGTATACCACAGGACGTTCTGGCCGTCCCAATCCGCCCCCTGCATAAATCGGTCCTCGGCCTCGATTAGTAGCATATCGTTAGTGCCGCTCAGGTATGTATGAGCGGAGCCGAGAGCCGACGACGTAAACATTCCGAGTGCCTTTGCTGCTGCCGCTTGGATTTCGGAGAGCTTTGCTTGCTGGGCCTCGGAAAGTTGCAAGCCTGCAATGTTGTCGACAGCAGCAAGATTTCCGTCTTTGACAATATAATGTGTCGGATTCAGCCTAGCATCAGTCGCCGTTTCGTCGGCTTCATCAATTGGTCCCAGGACGCCGCATCCGTCCGGTACGTTTGTCCATTCATCTACATCACCTTTGTACGGTGCCCCATGAATGGAACCATCAGACAAGTTGTACAGAAACCAATATTTCATATTTCAATCCCTCCCATCTTTTACGCGCCAATGGCTTTCCAATTCACGCTAAGCGCGGCGCTAGTTATGGCACCGTCCATATCATAAAGATTTATTACGAAGCCCGACGTGGTTGGCGGTGATACATAGTGGATGATTCTGTGTCCTGATGTTTGTACAACTTCTAACAATACTACAGGTGCGGAAGTGAATGCCGTCGGAAAGGTAACGGACTGCGCGGTCCATGCGTTATTTGACGAAGCCATTGCCACATTGCCGCTTTGTATCTTAAAACCGCCACTTATTGCACCAGCGATCTTACCACCCATTAAGCCATCGAGCGAAACGTCAGATATAGCGCCATCACTTGGACGAACAGAACGGAATAACCACCCATTCCCGCTGTATGTGTCATTGGCAGATGCGATGATCTGTTTTCTTCGATATACCGTGCTTGCGGCGTTTGTACTCTCTATTAGTAAGAGAGCGTCTTGGTTTGCTGCAGTTGGTACAATTTGCAAGGATGTTCCGTTTGTATATATCGAATCTGCAAACGTTGCTGCTCCACTATCATTCATAGAAAATAAAACAGTGTCGAATGCGCTGTTTAGAACTTGGAACGAATCACTATCCGACCTCAGATATTTATAAGGGTGGCTCCCGTTAGGTGCTGCCAAGCGGAACCATGCTTGTGCTGCTAATTGCATGTTGCCGGTCCCGCCGTCGAGCACGTTGTTTGGCGTATAAACCTTTGCCGAACCAGCAGGAACTAATTTTATGCTCCCATCCGGCTCAAAGCGTATCTTTTGCTTATCTGTAACGTCTACACGCCCAAGAATCTCAAAAGATACGCCTGTCCAATCGGAACCTGCCGTATCTCGATAAATTCGCTGGACTAAATACATTCCATTAGAACCGCTTGCGCTGGCAATTGTCTTGAAAGTTTCAGATAAATTGCCAACAGAAGTTCCGACTTGTGGCCCCCCGACTTGCATTGGACTCGAAAACGTCTTCGCCCCGCCAATCGTCTGTGCTGTCGTCAGGTCAACAGCCCCCGCTTGTGCCGCAGTAATGCTGTCGAGCCGGGCAATATCATCCGCCGCTGAAGGAGCTGCTACCTTTGCGCGTCCGGCAGCGTCGCGTTGCATGATAGCACTGGCCGTGGCTGCTGACGTGGAGCCGTGGGCAGTCGTAGCAGTCGTATGAGCGGATAGCTCCGTATCGCGAGTAATCGCCGCTGGAATCTGAGAGTCAGGTATGGTTCCACTCGCATCCAATGTGGCGACGCCGTTTGCCGCACCTTTTTGCGTCGCTGGTATCGCATCATTAGCCGTCGACTTGGCCGCGGCAGCCGCATCGGCGTTGGCCTTCATCGCGGCGTCGATCGCGTCCATGTTGCTGTTGTCATTGGCCTTGTCGTAGTTGTCCGTACCGTCGGGCTTCTTAAGTCCATAATTCGTTGTCGTCTGCAAACCTTATCGCCTCCTTTAGCTCGGCAGCTGCGTCTTGTAGTAGTCGTAGGTGTGACCGGTGAACTGCGCATACGTGTAATTGCCGTTGAGCTCTCGGTACTGGGTGTAAATGTATTGCCACAACAGCTGCAGGTGGCCGGGAATGAACCGGGTCATAAGAGCCTTAAGGTCGTTTATGTTCGGCGGAATACCGCGGGTATCCGTAAACTGGATCGTTACAGTATAACCGGCATAATTCTCGACGATGTTAGTCGCGTAACCGTACGATTGTAACACGCCTTGTATCGCCGCTGGGGTCGCCCCGATCCCGCCTCGGCTCATCGCCATGACGTTGTTCCTGCGCGCTGCGATATTACTCTGGTCTATCAGTTGGATAGCGAACTCCGCCTCGTAGACTGGCAGCATGGTATTCGCAGAATCAATGAACAGTTCATCCTGTGAGGAAAGAATAACTGTCTTCAGGTCGTCCAACTGCCGGGCAGAAGCTTTATAAAGCCCCGTCCAGTTAAGCAAGGAGCCATTGAGAAATGATTTCGGAAGGATGCCGCTCATCCAATCAAAGAATCCCATTACGCACCTCCCTAAGAAATAGTGACCGCTCCGACAGTAGCCAATTCCGTTGAGCCCAAAACCACGTTAGCCGTCGGTGCCGTCATGGCGAAGTCGAGAACGCCTTTCACTTCCATCGCCACCTTAATCATCGCGTTGTAACGAACGACGCCGCCGATCGGCACGCCCGCAATATAAGCTTCTAGCGCTTGTGTCACAGCCGTCACCAGATCAGACTGCACATACCCCTGTGCTGCCGTTATTGTGCCGGTGATGCCGATCGGATGTGCGGTTGGTTTTAGCACTAGCACATCCGCGCCAACGGGACGACGATTATCCTGGATGTAATTTGTAACGTCCGTGACAAGCGAATCCGAGGGGATACCCCCGTCGGTTATAACCACATCAATCGTTCCCGGGCCGCGGTTGAGCGGCAGCGGAATGGCTTGCTTGACGCCTGCAACCGACGTCGCCCAAACGACATAATCGGCGGGTGTGCCGCCGTTGATCGGGTTTTGAATCGTGTACAGGTACCTTGCTCGCAACTGATCCGGAGTCTCGTCGTCCGTACCGCCGCTAAGCCCTCCGGTTGCTACAGTGATATTCTGGACACCGACGACCTGCGAGCCGACGATCTTAAGCGGTGTGCCCGCAGCGAGGTTGCCAGCGGCTCCAACCGTTGTGCATGTTAAAGCTGCTGTCGCGCTGGTCCATCCTGCTGCTAGTGTGACATCCGCGTTGACCGTAAATTCAATAGCATCGTCCAGTGTGGCAAGTACGGTGCCTTTCGTCATCGTGGATCCGACCGGCGCCGCTGTGGAGCGTGTAAGATCAATGTTACCTTGGGCTGCTGTCCCCAGCTTCTGAATCACACCGCGCTCCGCAGCACGTCTAATCAAAAATGAGCCTGTCGATGAGGAGACGAAAAACAGGTTGATAAGCTGCTCGAGCATGAACCACAGCGTCCGCAGCGCCCGCGCCTGAACCGCGAGGAACGTGTACGTGAGTGCACCAGGCTGGAAGTCGGTTATGCCGCTGTTTGACTGCCAATCCGCGATCAGCTCAGCGAGAATTTGATCGTACGTCTTAAACACGAAGCGCAATCCCCCTTTCGAACGAACCGGACGAGCCATCTTTTGCGATATAGGCAATCTGGAAGTTAGCTGTCCGTGCCTCGCGGTCAATCGTCACGGCCACGTTGACGCTCTGCACCCGGCTATCGCCCAAGATACATGCCGAAGCGTCACCGATTAGGTCGTTCTCAAAGGACTGCCCCATTGGCTGTGAGAGGCGATCAAACACGGCGTTGCCGTACGTCGTGTCGTAAAACAGCGCCCCTATCGGCGTCTCGAAGCGCCGCTGCAGCGCCGACGACAAATTATCGGTGCCGGAGACTGTATCGATATCACCTTGGGCATTTGTTGCAAGGTCGCCGGCAGTCGTTGATGCAAAATCCGTATATAACGCATCACTCATTTTGTATCACCCCCACGATAACGCCTTGGTTGCGGTCTCCGTTGATAAATACGACGATAACCTCTCTGCCTATCATCGTGTCATCCAACACGACGCACGATGGCAGCAGAGCCGTCTCCGCGTCAAATAACGGGATATACGCCTGCGACTGATTGCCGTTGACAGCCATGATGACGCCGTATTGAGGATGCGAATTATTCAGTGGCGATGTCATAGCGTTTCGGCCCCCAGTCGCGTCGTGCTGCCCAGAATGCCCTTCTCCGGGTTATACAGGTCCTGCCGGTACTGCTCCGCTTCGTCCGGCCGCAGGCTTGTCAGATCGAGGCTTGTCAGAAAGCCCTGCTTGTTCAGCGTGTGGTCGAATCGCTCGACATAATAGTTCCCGTCGAAGCGGCCGCAGCCGCTGATGGAAACCTTCTTCTCGCAAGCTATGGTTGGCAGCCCGGCCAGCTTCGTCGCCTTGCCCGTGATGACGTAGCGGCTGAACTCGGGCAGCATCTTGTCTGCGATCTGTTGCGCCAGCGCCTGCGTCTTTGCCTTCGACGTGTAATAAGTCCGCTCTTTGACCTGCCCCATAGCAGCGATTAGCGCATCGTCCTTCGCTGTGGCTGTTATGAGCTGCTTGCCCACATAATGACGGACCGTAACCTGATTAAACGTGCTGAGGGCTGAATCCTCAAAATCAATTTGGCAATTCGATTTGAATCCTTGCCGATAATACAGGTTCGCCTCAATTTCGTCGTCACTTAAGTTACGCGGGCCGAAATAGAAATTCTTGTCCTTGTCCACATAACAAATAAAGCCCTCGATATCGGCTAGCGCCTGGAGGACTTCCCACTCTTTACGATTTTGATATTGATCGCGGTCGATGATATTCGTCGTGGCCGTAATCAGCGGCGTCAATCCGTACTTGCTGCATAGCAGCTGCGCGATCTGGCTGGCAGTCCGCTCCGCATATGTGACGGTGAACGTAGTATCAAGGAACGGAGCCGAATAATCCCGGCCGATGATCTTGCACTTCATTTCGGTCCCGAACGACGGGCTCACGCCGTCGATCTTGCCAGTGAACACGTGCTCGAGCTCGCTTTTGTACCAAATGTTCGGGTCGGAAACGTAGCCGAGATAAATTTTGATCTCCTGATTCTTCCGGAGCCAATCGGAAAGCAGTTGGTCGTTCCGGACCGTAACTTCAAACGTATCGGCAGCCATGTAGAGCGTGCCGGTCATTTTAATCTCGGATAAGTCCGGCCAGCGAAGCAACTGTCCTGCCACTTCTACAAGTCCGCGAGGCGTTGACATTAGGACGCGCCCCCTTCAATGGTCTGCAACTCGGATTGTCCCGTCGCCCCTAAAGCAAGGGCCGTCACGGAATCGTCAGCTGCGAGGCTATTTTCCGTATTGCTGGCTGATGGCAACTTCAATACTTGCCCAATCTGCAAACTGTATTCATCCGTAATTCCGTTTCCCTTGGCGAGAGTTTCCCACTTGCTGCCATCCCCGAAAACGTCCGGGCTCGCCGCGATATCCCAAAGAGTATCCCCTGCCTTCACGGTATAGGCGCGATCAAACGTTTTACTGATCGCATTCGGGTCGTTCGGGTCAACGGTTACTGCCGCACCCGAATTAAATGATTGGCCGTCGACATTGGACAGGTTCAGGATTTGATCTTCCGGGAAGACGACGATCAGATGCATCGTGTAGTCGACTCGGTCTGAACGTTTGATCTTGGGCGCGTAACGCTGGATACGGACCGTTTTCTTAATGTCTCCGTAGACAAGCTGTAATTCCTTGCCGCCCCACCACAGCGTCTCGATTTGGTCGTTTATGTCTAACGCGTCGTCTCCGTCGATCGAGCCGCTAAAGTCGAGCGTCTTCTCGTTCATCCCCATGTCCTGATAGACCGGCGGTCCGCCCGGGAAGTCGAGCTTCGAGATCGAACGATCCATTGCGAAGTCGAGATAATCTCGAGGCGCAAGTGGGAAAGTGAAATCGCCGAGCGAAAGCGTTGCTCCTAGCTTCATATTGCACCGCCTTTAATGCGTATTTGCCATTGCCCAGTCACGCTTCAGGATGTTCATCGAAACCGGGGCTTGCTTGGCGACCGTATCCGGATCGTTGGTCTGGACATTGATGTTATATGTGCTGTGATCGTTGTACGTCTTCTGCATTGGCCCGCTGCGCTGCATGACCGAGTACCGGTTCTTATCCAGCACCCCATAGGACGAGCCATACTTCTTAGACAGATCGAGAGTTTGTTGCATGTTGAAGTCGCCGGAGAATGGAGCATTCGTGTTTATCCCGAGCTGCTTCTTGTAGTCATCCCACGACTGCATGGCTCTGTGGATTGCGTCATAAGCGGCCGAAGCAATCTTATCCCCTGCCATACTGCCAGCTATTCCACCAATGGCCCCTCCGAGTACTGCTCCTATAGCCGTACCCAATCCCGGAACGACGGAGCCGATAGCAGCCCCCATCGCTGCACCCGCTTCGGCACCGGCCCACCCGCCTATTATTCCGCCTGAAGCTTTTGCCGCCGTCTCAATTTTATGGCCCTCTGGCGCCGTCATCACGTCGTAAGCGCTAAAGGCCAGACTGATCGGAAGCAAAGCCCCACTGCGTTTAGCGGCTCCTTTCATCAGTCCCCCTGCCGCGCTCACGCCGCGTTTCAGCCAGCCGGATTTAGCCGCAACCTCAGCTACGTCTTCTGCAGCAACAACAGCCGTCCCCACAGGTGTTCTTGCGATCTTGCCAGGTATCTTTTTAACCTTGCCTTTACCCGAACCACCTCCCGCGACATCAATTCCGCCACCCCCGCCGCCGTTAATTTCGGCTCCGTATACGTTCACGATGTTGGCGCGGATCGACTGCTCCGGGAGTGCCTTGGATACCGCCGATTTCGTTTTAAAAGCGTTCATTGATACTAAGACGCCATCGATGCCCTTTTTAAGAGGATCTAGTACGACGCTACCAATCGTGCCAAATACGATCTTTGCTGTACCGAGAGCTACTAATAAAGTGCCGAATCCTGCGGTTACTTCGGCGATCCTCTTCACTTCGTCCTCGTGTGTTGATATCCATTGAGCAGCATCGGTAGCCAGTGGCTGAACTGACTTTATCAAATTTATCGCAGTAGGAAGAAGGACCGTCCCCACATCCTGATTCAGGTTTTCAAGGTTGGTCTTAAACTGCGCGAGCTGGCCTTCATACGATTGGTTATAATCTTCCTGCAGTTGCGTAATCGACTTCATGTTATCCATCTGCTGCTTGATCGCTTCAAGCTGTTCGCCACCGCGCGCGCTTAAGATGTCCGCGAGGGCCATACCCTGCATGCCAAACATGTTTTTAAAGTCTTTCGTTAGCTGCTCCGGATTTGTCTTTTGGGCAGCCTGCGCAAGGTTGTTGATGAGGTTTTCGATGCCTTTGAAATTGCCTTTGTTGTCAAAGAAAACGGAGTTGCCATTAGGGCTGGCAAGGCCAAGATCGACCATTGCCTTAAGTTGTTGCCCCATTTTTATCTTCCCGTTTTTATCGACGTGACTTTGTCCGCCAAATAAACCCGGAATCGACCGCAAGATCATATCGGCCGCTTCGGTACCACCCATGCTGCCGAGAAAGCCGACGCGGTTGGAAAGTGCGGAAGTATAGAGGATATCGTCATTGGACATCCCCACTGCCTTTGCCTTGCCGGCCAAATATTTGAACGTGTCAAAAAATTCGTTTGTGCTCCCTGGCGTCATGAATGTCGCCTTATTAAAATTGTTCAAATAGGCGTCGAGCTGCTTCGGGTCATAGATGCCAAGCATATGAGCCGAGGAGATTGCATCGGTGACAGCTTCATCCGAGGAGGTTCCTTTGCCGAACTGCTGCACCTCCGCGAACTTCGCCATGATCGGTGTTAACTGCTGTACTTGGGCCTCTGTCATTCCAGATGTTGCCTCTTTTATTGCCATGCCCTCAACTTCTTGGGTTGAGAATTTGGTTACATTCGACGCTTCGCGGATCGTTTTTTTAAGATCATCAAGCTCAGCTCGAGTCGCCCCAGTACCACCGCTTATCGTTACCATGCCCTGCTGGAACTTGCCGGCCGCATCAAGCGAATGAATGATCGGGGCTACTGCCGCACCGCCAGTGAGGATATTGCCTAAACCTGACGTCTTAAGCTCATCCATTTTTTTCTTCATATCACCAAGGTAAGTCGATGCCGTCTTAAGCCCCTTATTCAGCGAGTCCATCCACTTAAACCCGCCACTCGGCCCTTGACCAAGTGTATTCACTTGCTGCTTAAGCTTCTTCGCCTCGTCAATCTGCTTTTTCATAACAGGACTGACTTCATCAATACCCATGAACTTCATGGACACAAGAAACTGCGAATTATTCGCCACGGTACCCCTCCTTTCGGCGGTTCAGTCAACCCGCGGGAATCACCCACGGGCTCAATGAACCGGGCAGCATCACTGCTGCTCGTTTCGTTTTTCGACGTACTTTATAGCTCCATAAAAAAGTACGTGCTGGTCAAGATCGGTCATCTCACGCCAAGCCTGCCAGCTTACTGCGCCATTGCAGACGTCGTTGACGTAGAAGAACCGGTCGAGCCAGAGCCGTTCAGCAAAAAATCAACGGTCGCATCCATCTGTTCGAGCGTCTTTTCGTCGAGAGCAAACATACGGTTAAAGATTTGCTGGAAATAATCCGCGTCAGCGCTCGGCCACGATTGATAGAGATATTTGTAGTCGCCATTCGGCTGCTGGCCGTCAACCTTGGTGACGCACTTGGCCGAGAGGTACAGATTGACTAGTGTCGAACCGCTCACGACATCATCTGATCCAATCGGGTTGTATTTGAGCACATCGAGCCGGTCGCCGCCGGTCGGTTCCCGGAAATAAATTTCTTTGCCGCTTTTGGGCAGCGTGAGTGGTCCGTATTCTTTTGCCATGATATTTTACGCCTCCGTAATCCCTTCAGCTTTGAAGGAGTAGTCACTATTTACAACAGACTTACCTTTCGTAGATGACAGCGAGAGCTTGTCGATGATGCAGCCGGTCAAGCTATAACGGCCCACCATGCCCTTATCAGCCGCATTGAAGTTGGCCGTGATGACGTAACGGGGCGACTTAAAAGACGTACCCGGTGTCAAGCTGGACGAACCGAAAGCCGCATTGAGTGCGCTGCCGAGGTCAATGAAGCCGCGCTTCACAGAACCGTCGAGCTTCACATCGCCGTCGAGATAAATCGGCATTCGCGAGTTAAGCGTCTGGTACTCTTCGGTGTCGTTGCTAATGTTGAGGGTCAGCTCCTCAAACTCACCGACGAACACTGGCCCGCTATCGCCGACAACCGTTACCGACACATCAAAACCTTGTAAAGGTCGTTTATCTGCCAATTATGACACCTCCCTTAGCCGATATACCGGCCGATGTTATGGTCGATGAAGTCAGCCGGGTAATCAGGCCGAATCGAAATCTTCGTGACAACGCGGCGCGCGGCGACGATATCCGGCGTGTTGTTGGTGCTGTCGCAGATCGTCGGCTTAAAGTCGAAAATCTCGCCAGTAACGTCGCGATGCTGCCGCAGCAGCTCGTCGATCTGGGTACGCAGCGCGTCCCACAATTTCGACGTGATCGGCTGTGACTTCGCCCACTGGGTCTGTACCCATACTTCCGTCTCGATCTTGTCGAACTCGCGCCGGATGCATGTTTGCGACCAGTCATCAGAACCGGAGCCTTGCACGTACAAGAACGTACTGACGCCGTTCTGAATACGGAAGTCCTTCGTCGCATTGTTGTAGGCGATCGGCGATATCCGCGCAACGGTCAAAGCCATCAGATCGTCATCGGTCAGCGATTTCTCGGTGGAAAGAATGCCCTGCACAACTTGATTCGACGGGGATACCCACGGATTGAGAACTGCCAGCCTTCCGGCATAATATCCGTCAGGATTTACCGTGATTGTCGGGTACTCTACGGGCGTAACCCACGGATATGCCATGAGTGCGCGCATCTCGTTGTACGTTTGAACTGCGGCTGCCTGCGTCGGTGTCTGCCCCTTGTTGGTTGACAGCACGGCAATCCGCAGTCCGCTGCTCACACTGGCCTGCTGGCAGTGTTGGATCAGCGCGGTCTGGATAGCGGCGGAATACTGCTGTGCGCAGAGAACGATATTGACATTGACCGTCTCCAACGCCTTCAGGCCCGTGCGGTTGCCATTGGCATCGATTGCTCCAACATAGTCCGCGTCCGCCGTCGTCGCACCATCATTGCCACTGGCGAGCGGCGTATCTGCGAGAGGTGCTGGAATCTCCGTTGCGCCAGCATCTTCCGTCAGGGAAATGTATTGCGAATTTACCGTGTTCAGGTTAGATAGCGTGAGATTGTCCCACGTCTCGACAACTACCTTCTTGTATGACACGATCAGCTTGAAGCTGCTTGCTGCCGTGCCAGTTGTAACCTGCACAGAGATATTGTTGCCGTCCGTACCTTGTGTCAGCGCAGACACCTTCACCGACGGAGCCGGCGTCACCTCCGAGTCCATCAGGTCAAGAACAGCGTATGCGGCACCGGAAGCAGCGCAGCGAACGATGACAATTTCGCTCGCACCTTGATTGAACGCACCGAGCACCGATAAAAATCCTGTCAGCCCGGAGACATAACCGCCAAACTTCCGAATCGCATCATTCAAACTGTACACTGTCGTCGCCGTACCGACTGGGCCCTTGCAGAACGTACCGACGATGCCGATAACACCGACCGATATACCAGTGGCTGCCGTCGGTTGCGGTGGTGTTTCAAAGATAGACACGCGAGGGACAACGTATTGAGCTCCTTGAGCCAAATCCTTCTACCTCCTTAATCAAGCCAATTAATTATTGTGGTCTCGTCATTCAGCGTTGCATCGATCTCGTCGACAGTAGGCGGCGGGATATCCGCAGGACGTAACCGCGGAGCATAATACTTCACTTCGTAATCGATCAGCGCATAGTGAAGCACTTGCGACTGCTGCGACTCAGCACTTTCGAACATGACGCCCGACACCGTGGACGTATCCACGAGTCCGTCGAGATATTGATTATCCAGTAGCGTGTACCGCACTTCCTCTACCAATTGTCGAATCGATTGTTCCCCGATTTCCGCCTTGATGTGATGCAGATAGACGTAAATGCGGAGCGTGGCGTGTACCTCGTCCTGATCGCTGTCGTAGTCTTCATAGCGTAGCTTTGGGCAGGAGATGGAGACGCACGGCTTAACGCCGGGAATCATGCCGTCCACGAGATGGTACGTCGTTATGGACGACAGCCGGCTCTCCGCCTGCATCGTCGATTTGACCGTATTTAGTACGTCATCGATGTTCATCCGATCTCACCTCGCACCAAATAATCATGCGCGACGCGGACCATGACCTGGTAATCCAACTCCTGCAGATGCAGATACGGGCGTGCCGGCATCGTCACCTTTTGCAGCTTGATAACCTTTCCGCCGCCGATTGGGATGGCGAGGGCCGGCGCCCGCTTCGGACGGATGATGCCGCCGAGTTGGTGGATACGTGCGTAAACGAGCGGCGATCCTACCTCGACGTATTCGTCCGTGACGTGGTCGACGACCGATTTTTTCAGTTCGCCGTCGCCTTGCAGAATCTTCCGACCATGAATGTCAGAAATGCCGTTCTGATACTCCCGGCTGATTACGGACGCGCGGCCTTTCGAAGTCTTGTGGTTCGACTTAAGTCCTTTGCCGATCGCCTTTTCTAGCGCCGCCCCCGAATACGCCTCAAGGGTCAGCGGTGAGCGGCCCTTCCACTTTGGCCGCCCCTCTTGCTCGAAGTTCTCATGCACCGATTTCAGCATGATTTTGCCGACTGCACCGTAAAACGGACGGAGCCGCATCACGCGCTTCTGCATGCCCTCTAAGGCTTGCATCAGTTCCGACGTGTCGACATTCACACCGAGGATACGGCCGGTCATTTCCAGTCCCTCGCGCTTGCCAGAGGCGACTTCGTGGCATTGTCGAAATGAGTTAGCCGCTTCTTCAGAGGGCTGGCACCCGGCGTGCTGGTCGCCACACGATTACGCATTTCCGGCACATCCGGTGGTTTCAACACTACGCCTTCCATCTCGTTGAGCGTGTCGTTCGTAATCACATCATTCAGGTCAGAATCGGCTCGTTTACGGTACACCTCGGCGAGGGGCGTGTCCTCCCGGTAATTGACTCCCGAGAAGTGGTTCTGCAACATCAAGGATGCAGCCATATCCGCGCAGATGGACTGAATGATATCTGGAATCGGATCGACAAGCGGTACGACATAATGCACTTTCAGGCGGTTGTTGATGCGCGCCTGCGCCTTGTCGATATATGGCTGCACCTGATCGTCGGGAAACGTCATTTCATCCAAAAGCTGATGCAGCGCCCGGACGTCGCCGGGCGTGCAGTAGGGTGTTTGGGCCATAATCACCGCCCCCTTAGCTGATCGTGCAGTTTACAAACCAGTTCGGATGATGCATACGCGGCAGGCCGTTGATGCCAACGGTGATGTCGACGAACGGATTTTTCTCGCTCATCGACTTATCCTCGATCGCTGCGAACTTACCCGGCTGCGGGTTGTCCATGCCGCCGTTAGCCAGCGCGATTGTCGTACAGAAGTCCATTGCGTCTTCGTCGCCTTTACCCACGCAGACGATTTTGTTGGCCGGCAGGAACTGGATCATATCCGTTCCGTTCACGCTGTATACTTCCGTGTACACCTCGAACTTCAGTTCCGGGAAAAGGATCTGCATCGCCTTGTTGATGTTGCTGGCCGACAGGTTAACGGCAAATACGCTTTGCTTCAGCAAGTCGCGGATCGTGCTGTTTGACGCCATCATTTTGGCAACCTGGTGCGGCATCCAAATCGTATCGAGCTGCGCACCGGAGCCGATGTACATTTCTTGCAGCGCGGCGATGTCCGCGATGATATCGGCGGAGGGATCGGACCAAGTGAACGCGACGTTTTTGTTACCGCTCGGCATTTTCATGTCGACGGTGTACTTCACGCCGTTGTCGTTTACGGATACTTGCCCTGTTGTTACCGCTGTCCAGCGCAGCTGCTCAACGCGAGTGTCGAGCCGAACGTTCAGCTCATTCGACCGACGAAGTACGCGAAGCCGGCCGGCGCGCTCGTTAAACGTGCCTTCCTGACGGGCATACAGCAGCTCTTCTTCATTGAGCCGGTATGTCTCACGCCAGTATCCTGTCGCGTATTTGCGTGTGGATTGCCCGGAGAGCGACGCCACTTTCGGGTCTGCGTTCAGCGCATGCGGCGGCGTGATGCCTGTCACAGCATTGATGACGTCGACCTGAATTTCTGCCGCATATGCAGTCCGCACCGGGGCGAACACCTCCCCGCGGAATTTGCCAGGACGGACGATCGTATTGCGCACGATATGATTGATCTCTTGCGTAGTAGGGAAGCTCAGCATAGTCATGTGTTTTCAGACCTCCTTAAACGATCAGAATGGAATCAGCTTGATTGGTAACCGGGTCATTGCCGTACGGAATCGAACGGGCCATCAGATCGCTAATTGCGAACGAATCGAGGCCAACGAGCTTCGACTGAAAGAACTTGCCGGCAACATACGCGCTCGCGATTTTGTTCTGGGAAGCGTCCAGCACCACATCAGCCAGTACGACGAGGGCCTTTTGCGATCCGTCCGATACATACAGGAAATCTCCAACAGCCAACGCTTCAGCCGTCGCAGTGGAGACAACGACCGTCGCATTGCCACCGGACACCGTGACGCTCGATACAGTGCCGACCGACTCGACCCCGGTACCATCCGCCTTCATTACGGAGACGGTGTCGCCTACGTTCAATACCGCGCCCGTAGCGACTTGGAGCGATGTGGCGCCAGAAGAAGCAATCGCCGTCAGCGGGTAACGGCGGACTGGGCGGAATAGGCTGTCCGACGTGGTCACACCGAGGATGGTGCCAACGTCAAGATCGGTGCCCAAGTTCGGCGCGATCGTGATCGCCAAACGGTCCTTGATGTGATGGTCGGCGTTGACGATGATCTGCTTATCCGAGTACGACAGGCCGTCTTGCTCGCCAGGTATCCGCCAGTTAAATACAGGAACGGTCAAAATGCTCATGGATTAATTCGCCTCCTTAGATGATGAACTTGCCCGTTTTTTCGTCTTTCGCAAAGCCCAGTTCGGCCATATCCTGCTCAGCCAGCTTGATCGCCTCTTCCGGTGATCCCGGCTTCGGCGGCTGCGCGTGTTGGCCCATTTGCGACAACTTCACGCGGCCGGCTGCTGGGAAAGCATCGAGGGATGCGTAGATCGACTCGCTAACCGATACCATCTTGTCGTCAGCCAACTTGATCGTCTGCTCGCCGTTGTCGGCCAGCAGAATGGGGCGGTAATGGTCGATGACGGCGGGCGGGATGCCAGCGGCCACGTATGCGTTCAGCTTCGCGTTGACCTCCACAGCACGATTGGACAGCTTTATCGCGGTGTTCTCTTGCTCCAACGCATGCAGCCGCGCTTCCGCCTCCGCAAGCTTCGTCTTAATCGCTTCGTCCACGACGGCCGGTGCAGGCGATGGCGTCGGCGTCGGTGTGTTCGAGTCGGTGCCGCCCTTACCCGTGAAAATCTCTGCCAGCTTGGTCGTGAAAGTCGCTAGCAGGCCGTGCGTCTTCTCTTGGCTTTGAAGCAGTTGGTCCATCTTGTCCATATTGATTCCGACCTCCTCATGGTCTAAGTAAAATGTATCTGCCGGATCAGCCAGCAGCCGCGCCTCGGGGAGACGCGTGAGAAAAGGCTCATTCGTCAGCGACAGCGCGAGAAGCACCGTTCCGACGTTTGAGCCTGATTCCTTCTCTTGATAATTGTCCTGGTACTCGGGACTTGAATACCGGTACCGCTTGCTTTGCACCATCTCGGCAACATCCGGATTCGTTGGATCAGCTAGTGCGTAAAGCACATCGCCTTCCTGCACGAGATCCGTAATCCATCCCTCCGCCTTCGCGCCGCCGAATGTAGGGTCGTCGGCTTTGTCGTGGCCGATCCGGATGAACGGGTCACGGCCGACGGATTTGTTCTTAAAGTTACGAATCATGTCATTAAAGTGCTGCTGCGACATTTTGATCTTGCCGTACCGCGGGTGTTTCCACTCGCCGATCCGGCCGACCGGGATTTTCATGGGCATAAGCGGCGCTTCTCCTTTCTCAAATAAAGGGAATACTTAAGCAGTTAAAAGCCTGACGATGATAATTGAACATTTGCAACGATGGTCGATACTAGGAAGTGAACCAACGGATAGCAAATGAACATGCTTGAAATCCCTTAAAACGGTCGAGATAGATTCAGCCGTTTTCTTGATGTTGGTCATTGGATCGCCAAATTTAATGATCGCTCCTTCTGGAACTCTTTTTCCGTTTCCCAAAGCGAAATAATTGCGTATGGCTCTGATTCTGTCGCCTTCTTGGACTTCAACATACCCGTCGCAAATAGGTATTCCTTTCAGCAAAGGCTTTATATAACGGTTTACATTTTTCTTGATTACCCTTTTCTTCATCCTGTTCTCCACCCTTTCGGCAGCGGAACGACCTTCCGCCAATCTGTGTTCACCGGACTTATCAACTCCGGCTCATAGCGGCTGTAGATCGGCGTCAGCACCGATCGGCAATGACCATGCAGCGGCGGCGTGTTTGCGGATAAGTCCGGGTCCTTCATCGCCATTACAAGCCCGTGCCGGCTACGACACTGCGGCGACGTGCGGCTGTCGAGAATAGCCGAGAACCGTACATAATCGACTTTCGCTTCCCGGTACGAGGATAGCCGGCCGCGATTGTACGCATACGTCGTCTCCGTGCGGATGATAAGCGCCGCGCGTTCCTCGTTTCTCCGAAGCAGAGCCCCCGTTGATTTCTGAATCTCGCGGCGGGGCGTGCCAAGAAAATATTCGAGCAGCATCTGCTTAATCGCCGTCACCAACGCCATCTCCACATCGCCGGCGAGCTTGATCTGGCGAGCCCGCAAGATCTTCAGCGATTCTTCCGGCGTAAACTCGCGGCTCGATTCCAGCATCGGCAGTTCCGCAAGTTTGACGCCATGGCTCCGCTGGATCGCCGCCGCATCAGCATCGCCGTGCGCTTGGCCGGCGGTGAACATGCTCGCCGACTGCTGGAACAAGATCGTTGACAGCAGCGCAGGCTGCGGCAGATGGTACTGATGAATCTCGTGCTCACCGATACCCCAGGGGATATGGGCGAATACGACCTTCATCCACCGATCATACTTCGCAATTGCGTCGAGCTCGGCATCGTCCAAGTAGCACTTGATATACCGCTCAGCCTTATTCATTCGACACCATCGTCCTTCGGCTTCGGTTCACCATCAAGCTGCTTCGCATACTTATCGGCGATGTTTGCGCGCAGCTCCTCTGGAGATAGCTTCCGCTCAGGCATGCCGAACTTGGAACGGACGTATTCGAAGTCTTCCTCGGCCGCCGAATCCATATAACCGGCATTGGTAAGCTGCAGGAAGATTCCGGCCAGCTTCGCCATATCCTCCTCGCTCATTTCGCGCTCAGGGAACTCGCCGTAATCCTTCTGCGGCCCAAAGTTCAAATCGATCAATTGCCTGACTAGCTGCTCCAGCAGCGTCTCCGTCAGGTTCTTGAAGATTTTGTCCAGCATTAGCTGATAAATGTCGAAGTGGCTTTGCCCAAGCGCGTAGCTGCCCGATTTCTGCCCCTCGTCGAATACCAGCGATGGAACCAGCAGCCCGCGGAACATCATTTTGTTGAGGTAGGTCACAAGACTATGAAACGCCTCGCCCATCCCTGCGCCGCCGCCGAAGAGTGACTTGATATCTCCCTTCTCTTCCTTGCTGCCTGATGCCATTGCGAGGCCCGTTCCGTTTTGCAGATTGCCGAGAACACGCGCCATGTATTCGATCTGGGAGATCGTATTATCTTCCCCGTCCGGCTTCGTCGGGTTATCAGGATCGCGGATGTCGTCGGTACCGTTCGGTACCAAAGCGGCCACCAGCGGCGTGCCGAACTTATCGACGCCGTTCACCCACATTTTGAGTACAGGGTCCTTCAGCAGCCAGTTCTTTCGCACACGCCGGAGCTGGCTGGTGCCGTACCAGTTCCCGAACCGCGCATTATGCGAAAACACGATGCTCTTGTTCCTCGGAAGCAGCACCGGGCTGCCGGCGAACCATCGGAACTGCGTGATCGGCATCTGCCTATCCAGGCGACCGGTTTCTTTGTCGATGTTGAAAAACACCGTGCGCGGATGATAGGTTGCCAGATAATCGATGACCATCCGACCTCCGTCAGCCTTCCAAACGATTTCCGTGCCACTGTATCCCGCCCATATCGCCGAGAGTATATCTTCGCATGCTTCCATAAGCGATCCCGTCATACCCTCGAAACAGCCGTTCACGAAGTCTTCGATTTCCTTGCTCGACTCATTTTGGTATCGATCGAGCTTGAGCAGCGTCGAAAGAATCATGAAATCGATGCCCGCGGCGATCGTCTCGTCGGTGTCGATCATTCGCTCATAGTCGAGGAGGTTGGCACTGTCCGGATTGGCTATTGCCTTGTCGAACAGGATGAACGTCGTGTAAAGCTGCGATCCGATCTGCCCAACAAGCTTAGCCTGCGCTCGCGGTAACGTCAGCGTCATATCGTCCAGTTTCCTCACCTCCTCACCACGTCTTATTGATGCGTGCAGCAGCTGTTGTGCCGACAACGCGGTTCTTGTCTACTGAAACCGTCTTTCGCATATCGTCCTCAAACGCATAGCGCGTGGCGTCAATAGTGTGGTTATCCTTATCCTCAAGCTTGGCCTTCGGATTGCCGTCCTGGTCCGTCTCGTAGTCGATATCCTCGAACTCTTTTGCCGTATTCGGAGTACGCTGCGGATCAATGACGATCTCCTCAAGATCATCCAACCACTTTTCTCCGTACTCAACGCTACCCGGTCCTTTGATTGCGCCGCGAATTTTGATTCCGAGTTGGAGTCGCATCTCATCGACCGACTTCGGCTCTGAGCTATCTGCCGTGCTCAGAATGGAATGGAACCCTTTCGCCTTAATTTTTTCGGCTGCTTCGCGATTTGAAAGCTTAACTCCATAGATTTCGTCGAGGGCATATATGCGGCGTCTCTTACGGTCGTAATGCCAGCGTACGAAAGCAAAAGGATCAACACCGTAGCCCCAGTCAATGCCCTGGCGTATGGTATCGAACGTTTTGATCTCCTCATCGGTAATCCTCCGAAACACTAAATTTTCAAACGGTACGACGCCGCTGCCGATCGCTTTTCCGAGGTATTCCCAATCGTATTTTTGCAGCCGCCTCTCCTTGACGTCCTCGGCCTCATCAACGAATGCTTTCGAGATATGCGGGTTCTGGAGGTACGTCGAGTGATGCACATACGTATTGGCCGGCAAGAATTGCGACTCGTACTTCTTGTTGACCCAGCTCTGCTTCCGCTTCGGAGGGTTGTACGAGTAATAAAAAGCGTAAAAAAGACCATTCGGCAGCTCCGCACGCAGTACAGAGTTTTCGATGGTCGATACCTCGTCTTCGGTTTTGAACTCCGCCAGTTCTTCGACCCACATAAACGCGATCGGAAACTTGGCTACCTTGATCGATTTAATCTTCAACGGGTCATCCGCGCCGCGGAAAATGATCTTGTTGCCACGCGGAGTGTAAATCAACTGCAAGGGGCTTTTCAGCACGCGCCAATACGCACCGACGCCTAGAAACTCGATGGCCTCTTTCAGTTGCTCAAAGACGGACTCTTCCAGCGTTCGCGCTACCTTCCGTACGCACAGCGTTGTAACCGGATAGCGCATCATGTCGACAATCAGCTTCAGCGCTATGTGCGTAGATTTCGCTGATCCGCGGCCACCATTAAGCACGTGGCGCAAATATCGATGCGAGTTCGACGCCTTCCAGAACGACTGAAAATGCGGTGTAATGACGTTCGAGAGCTTAACCTTCATCGCCATCGCTCCCTATGTCGTCCACGATCTGCACCACATTTGCATCGACCAACTGGCGCTCCGTCCACATGGCATACCGTTTGCCCAAGAGCTCTGCAGCTTTAACCCTATCCTTGACATAAGTGTCTTTGTCCTGTAATACGAACTCGCCCATTCCCTGACCGACCGGGATCTCCTCAGTCACCTCGCCGCGCATAACCTTTGTCAAGAACTGGAGGATTTCGTCCTGCTTGGCGACCTGCTTGCTATCCTTATCGGCGATGCGCTCCTCCAGGAGTTTCTTAACCGCAGGCTTCTGGAGCAACTTCCGGGCGTTGCCATCGGCTACACTGCGGCTCGTGGCGCTATAACCTGCATCGATATAGGATTGCGTGGCGTTACCCGTCTCGATGTATCGGTCAACAAAGGTTTTCTGCTTCAGCGACGGCTTTCGGATCGCCTGCCTATCCGGTTTCTTTGCGGTGGCCTTCTTTCTCACTCACGATCACCCACCCCCGAGTCATCATTGCGTAAAATTATATTTTTGCGAAGTATTCTCGAGGCCATTATCTCGTATCCCGTCATATTTGGGCGTTATAGCCGATTAGCTCTTTCGTGAAACATTTCAAAAATAGGCAGAAAAACGGAGAACACAATCTCTTGATTGCTCGCTCTAGCTCCGTTTTTCTACTCTCTTCGATTTCGTTGTATTCACGCACCGTGAGAACATGCAAAACTGCTTTACACCGTCAAATTTGCCCCAAGCGCAGCCTCTACACTTCTCTGGTTGAGGGGCCTTGATCTGGTTTTGCCAATGAATATACCCTTGCTCCTCCATAGGGTCCCCACCGCCTAAACGAAAAGAGCCGCCCATGGACCGGACGACTCTGTCGAATGCACCTATACAATTATCGCACACTAGCATAATAACACGGATTTTTATGCTTGTCGCCGCCATCATACCGCCATTATTCCGCCAATTTTCCGCCAATCGGTAAAATTCCCACGATGCCCGCGTACTCTTCAATGGCCTTCGGTCTCCAGCGCTCATAGGTTCGTTTGGCCGTTTTCAGAAGATCCAAAACTTCGTCGACGGGCTTGTCCTCTATGTAGCGAAGTCGAAGCAGTGCAGCGTATTGCGGCTTATACTCGGCTAACGCATCTAAAGCCCGGTCGATACCTGACATCTCCTGCTCTAGGTCTTGCATCTCGCTCAGCCGTTCGATGACCGCATCGTAGCCATCCACGATTCCGCAGCGGGCCTCGATCACCTTTTGTATCTTAACCTCCAGCTCCCGCAACAGCTTCTGATCCTCGTCGTCCAGCCCCTGTTGCTGTCGGATCTCGTTCAACTGGCTCTTGGTACCGGCGGGATACTTTCGCAGATAGGCGATGGCCGTACCTTCAAGCTTCAGCTCACGCTGAGTCAGGTACATGTACGACGGCAAACCCCGCAACTGGCGGTGCAGCGCTTGGAGCCGATCATCGCCCTGTATCGCGCTGAGATACATTCCGTTGCCAATCGGGTACTTTTCGAGTATCTTCATGCGAGCCACAATCCGCTTATATCCATGCAACTGATCGATCACCATTTGCTCAATACTCAATTCGACCGCCTCCCCCATGGAGTAAGGCGCTCGATCTGCTGGTAACTTCCCCGTTCATCGCGGGTAATGTTTTTGGCATAGTAATGCATCGTTTCATGCCGGACCACATCCTTGTGCTCCTCGCACAGCGGCACCAACGCCCAACTTGTCGTTGCATGCTGCTTGCATCCCGGAAACTCACATCTCAAGCCGCTCCCCTCCTCACTTGTTCGATTCTTGCTTTCACGGCCTGCATCAGTTCTTCCTGTCCCGCTGCTTTCCGCTCCAGTGCCGCCACAGCCTCCTCATCCATCGTGCCCTCGGCTACCAGCCGCATGACGACAATGCGCCTTGTCTGGCCCTGCCGGTGTACCCGCGCATTCGCCTGCTGGTCCTCTTCCAAGCTCCAGATCTGGTCGTACCATACGACCGTCTGGCAGCTCGACTCCTGCAAGTTGAGTCCGTGGCCGGCGCTCTTCGGATGCAGAAGCAACAGCGGAATCTCGTCGTTATTCCAAGCCCTGATATCCTCAACGCCGTCTTTGCCTTTGCGAAGCGTCCGCGCCTGCGGAAACCGCTCCTGAATACGGGAAAGGCTATGCTTGAAGTTATAAAACACCATAACCGGCTTGCCTTGCACAGCTTCGATGATGTCATCCAGTGCGTCCAGCTTGGCCTCG